ACTCCGCGCGAGAAAAACTTCGGGTCTGAAAGAAAAGGGTTCCTGGGATGGCTGATGTGCGGTGTGTGGAATGCGGTCGGGATGTGCCGCAACGTGAGTTGCCTCGGGCGATGGCGCCGGGGTCGAGTTTCGTGTGCGAGGACTGCGAGAAGAAAGCGCGGGAGCAACGAGGTGGGGCTCGTGGCGGTTCCTGATCGTGATCAACTCTTGGAGTGGCTTGCTGCGAAGGCTGAGGATCGTCGGGCGCACCATGACGTCGCGGCAATCAAGGCGTTGCTCGAGGAGTTGAGGCGTGATGCCGACGGAGATGACGAGTCGGACAGCGGCCTCGACGAGCTCGACAACGTCACGCCGCTCCGGAAGGCCGGCTAGCCCGTTCACGATTGAGCACTTTCGGCGTTATGCGTCGTTTTCGGTGCTCGACAATGGCGAGCCGTTCGATCTCGAGGATTTCCAGGTCGACTTCGCACGGGACCTGTTCGCGGGGTTCAAGGAAGCGTGGCTGATCATCCCGGAGGGGAACGGGAAGACGACGTTCCTTGCCGAGCTCGCTTTGTATTACGGGGATTACACGCCTTCAGCGATGGTCCCGGTGGCGGCTTCGAGCCGGGAGCAGGCGGAGATTCTGTATCGGCAGGCGGAGGGACTAGTTTCGCGGTCACCGGAGTTGCGGAAACGGTTCCGGGCGTATGACGGGTATCGGCGGATCAAGTGCTACCGGACTGGTGGCCGTATCCAGGTGTTTGCCGCCGATGATCGGACCGGTGATGGGATCATCCCGGGCGGGCTCGCGATCGTTGAGGAGCTGCACCGTCATCGGGATTTGAGGCTGTACCGGACGTGGCGGGGCAAGCTCGGCAAACGGGACGCGCAGATGGCCGGTATCAGCACGGCCGGTGAGCCTGGCGGGGAGTTCGAGGATGTGCGGGACCGGATGAAACGGGCGGCGACGAAGATCGTTCGCGATGGGGCCCGGGTGAGGGCCGAGAGCGACGAGGCGGTCATCCACGATTTCGCTGTTCAGTCGGTCAACCAGGCTGAGGACATGGACGTGGTCGCGGCAGCGAATCCGTTGTCGCAGAACACGCCGGAGGTAATGCGCCGCAAGCGGCAGTCGCCGACGATGACCCGTGACCATTGGCTGCGATTCGCGTGCAACATCGCCACGATCACGGGCGGATCGGCGATCCAAGCGGAGGAATGGGATCGCCTCGGCGAACCCGGCCTTGAGATTCCGGTCGGTGCGTGGCGGACTCAGCAGGTCGACCTTGGTTGGAAGATCGACACGTCGACTCTGAGCGTGCTGATCTGGGAGTCCAACGAGCGGCGGATCGTCACTGGCGTCACGGTGCTCGAGCCGCCGGTTGATGAGTCGCAGGTTGTCGCGACGATCCTACGTAATCAGATCGAATTCAATGCTGATCGGGTGATCTTGGACCCGAGCGCGGGGGCTGAGCAGATGGTACAGCTTCTAGAGAAGGGCACGCATCCGCTCCAAACCAACGACGCCCTCCGCGTCGAGTATGGGTTGCCGCCGCTCGAGGACGTGGAGGTCGGGGAATTGGAGTTCATCGCGCATTCGCAGGACAACGCGCCGATGGCTCAGGCGGCTCAGCGTTTGGATGAGGCGATCCGTAACGGCTGGCTCGTTCACGACGGGGACAGGACGCTCCGGTCGCATGTGCTCAATGCGGTCGCGAAGCCAATCGGTGACGCGAAGTGGAAGTACGACCGGCCAGCGGACGCGAAGGGCGAGCGCCGCAAGAACTATCCGATCGACGGGCTGACGGGAGTGCTGATGGGTCACAACATCGCCGTCGATATCGCGTCGCAGTCTCAGGAGCCGATGGCTGCATGGGTCTAAACCGAAAGCGCATTGCCGCTGGTGGCCTCGCGGTCCTTGGTGCCGGCCTGATCGTCGCTGGGGTGGCGATGGTGTTCGTTCCCGCCGCGCTGATTATCGCTGGTGCGGCGGTAGGTGGCGCTGGCTTGTTCGGCGTTGATGTGGACGGCCGCTGATGACGAGCCTATTCCGTTCGCTCCGGGCCAACCCGGAGATCAGCCTCAACGATCTGCTCTCATATTTTCAGTTCGGCGGGCTCGCGTATGGGCTGACGCAGGGCGGCACGCCTAGTCAGAAGGGCGAGCCGATCGAGGGGAATTTCCAGGGGTATGTCAGCGGCGCGTATAAGAGCAACGGGGTCGTATTCGCTTGCATCGCCGCCCGGCAACTGTTGTTCAGCGAGGCGCGATTCCAGTTCCGGCAGCTCAGGAACGGCCGACCCGGTGATCTGTTCGGTACCGGAGCGCTCGGCTTGCTGGAGAATCCGTGGATAGGCGCGACGACCGGGGATCTGCTGACCCGGGTGATCCTTGATGCAGATCTCGCCGGCAACTTCTATGGCGTCAACCGCGGCAGGATGATCCGCCGGTTGCGGCCGGACTGGGTCACGATTGTGCTCGGCTCCCGCACCGGAAGCGAACTGGACAGCGAAGTGATCGGTTACTCGTACGACCCAGGCGGACCGAGCTCGGGCGAGGACCCGATCCTGCTGTTGCCGGAGCAGGTCGCGCACTTCGCGCCGTATCCGGACCCGGTCGCGAAGTTCCGGGGCATGTCGTGGCTGAGCCCGATTATCGAGGAGATCGTCGCCGACAAGTCCGCGACGACTCACAAACGCAACTTCTTTGAGAACGGCACCAAGCTCGGGCATGTCGTGACGCTCGACAAGGAACTGGTGCCGAATCCGGAGAAGTTCGATAGGTGGGTCGCGAAGTTCAAACAGGGCCACGAGGGCGTCCTGAACGCGTACAAGACCCTGTTCCTTGCGGGCGGCGCCGATGTGAAGGTGATCGGCGCGGATCTCAAGCAGGGCGACTTCAAGCAGGTCCAGGGTGCCGGGGAAACACGGATCTGCGCGGCGGCTCGGGTTCCGCCGATCATTGTGGGCGTCAGCGAGGGTCTTGAGTCCGCGACCTACTCGAATTACGGGCAGGCTAGGCGGGCGTTCGCGGATCTGACGATGCGGCCGTTGTGGCGGAACATGGCCGGGTCGTTCGCTCGGCTTGTGCAGGTTCCCCCTTCGTCGGAGCTTTGGTACGACGATCGTGACATTCCGTTCCTTCAGGAGGATTTGAAGGACGAGGCTGAGATCCAGCAGACGCAGGCGAACGCGATCCGCACGTTGACGGACGCCGGGTTCACCGCCGAGTCGGCTGTGCTTGCGGTCACGTCCGGCGACCTGACGCTGCTGGTGCATTCGGGCCTATTCAGCGTGCAGCTTCAACCTGCTGGCTCCCAGATGGGGTCTGGCACGCAGAACGGCAACGGGCAGCCGATCTTGCCCGCATCCGCCTCTTAGGAGGTCCCCATCGTGCCGTGGCACGTAGGTAAGTCGGGTGAGTGTCCGGCGAGTAAGCCGTATGCAGTGATCAAGGACAGCGATGGGTCTGTTGTCGGCTGCCATGCCAGCAAGGAGAAGGCAAACAAGCAGCTAGCGGCCCTCAACGCCAGCGAGGTCAAATCAAGCATGAGCACGCAGAAACTAGATACTCCTCCGCGAGAGAACCTGATCCGTGCCGTCATGCCCGGCGTCGAGTTCAGAGCGGCCGGCGAGGGCGACGACGGACCGGTCCTGTTCGGTCACTTCGCACGGTTCAACGAGTGGACCGAGATCAACTCCATGTGGGAAGGCAACTTCATGGAGCGGTTTGTGCCCGGCGCGTTCAAGAAGACGCTCCGAGAGGGCCGCGACCGGCTCCGTGTCCTGTTCCAGCACGGCCAGGACCCTGAGATCGGGGATAAGCCAATCGCTGCGATCAACGATGTCCGCGAGGACGAGGAAGGCGCGTTTTACGAGGCGTTCCTGTTCGATGGGCTGCCGCCGCTGATCATGGACGGTCTGCGCGCCCGCCAGTACGGCGCGTCTTTCCGGTTTGCCGTGCTGCGCGAGGAATGGGTTGACGAACCCGAAGCGTCGGACGATAACCCCCACGGTCTACCGGAACGGACCGTCAAGGAGGCGCGCGTCCCCGAGTTCGGGCCGGTCACCTTTCCCGCCTACGAGGGCGCCACGGCCGGCGTCCGTTCGTTCACGGACGAGTTTCTCATGAACTGCTTCCGCAGCAATCCCGACCGTCTGCGCGAGATGTTCGAGCAGGCAGCAGAACTTCGGGCCGACGAGCCCGAAACGCAGAAAGAGCAGGAACAGCAGGACGCACCCTCCAGCACCGACGCCGCGCCTGAGCGCACCTCGGAAACGGAGCGCCGCGTGACAGCCAGCAGCCGAGGGCCGCTGGCACTCCCGACCCGCGACCCGCAGGCCGGGCTCACCCTCACCGAAAGGAAGGCTGCCGCATGGCCGCTCCCATGACGGTCGAGGAACGTCAGGCGCGCATCACCGAGATCCGCGCTCGTCACGAGGAACTCAACACCGAGTTCGCCGGGCAGACGTTCTCCGACGAAGCACGAACTGAGTTCGAGGAACTCGCCGCCGAGCGCGTCGAGCATGAGCGCGCGATCGAGGAACTCGAGCAGCGCCGCCAGTACCTGGAAGAGCAGGCACAGCGCGAAGAGAACCGCGAGGACGGTGCCGTGTTCCACACTCGCAAGTCGGGTGTCGCCCGCGGCGAGGACATCTACGACCTGTCGACGATCCGCTCGTCGGTGTCCAGCCCGGAAGAGGCGCGGCATGAGCTGCATGAACGGTCCAAGCGAGCGATCGAGACCGCTGTGTTCCCCGATGACCGGGTCACCAGGGACCGCGCGCAGGCGCACATCGAACGGCTCTTGGAGCGCGACAGCAAGGACGGCGAACTCGGGCAGCTGATCCTCCGGACCGGCCGCCCGGGGTACAAGGAAGCGTTTGTGAAGTACCTGGGCGGTGTGCCGTTGACTGGCACCGAACAGCGTGCATTCAGCCTGTCATCGACGGGCCTGCCGGTGCCGTACACGCTGGACCCGACGGTCCTGCCCGTGTCGAATTCGGTCGTGAACCCGCTGCGGGCGATCAGCTCCGTGGAGCAGATCGTCGGGTCGAACGAGTGGCGTGGCCTGACGGCCGCGGCGATCACGGCATCGCGTGTCGCGGAGGCGACAGAGGCGACGGACAACACGCCGACACTCGCGCAGCCCACGATCGCGACGAGCAAGGCGCACTGTTTCGTTCCGTTCTCGATCGAGTCCGGCCAGGACTGGACCGGAATGGACTCGGCGATGGCTCGGTTGATCGCGGATGCCAAGGACGATGAGGAGGCCACATCGTTCGCGACCGGCAGCGGTACCCCGCCGAACCCGTCCGGTGTCGTCACCGGAGCGACTGGCACCACCCCGGCGTCAACAGGTCTGACGATCACCGCAGCGAACCTGTACTCGCTCGAGGGGGCACTCGCTCCGCGGTTCCGGCCGCGTGCGCAGTTCGTCGCCAACCGCGCGATGTACAACATCATTCGGGCGCTGGATACGGCTGGCGGCGCACAGCTGTGGCTCCGCATCGGCGAGTTGATCCCGAACAACCCCGCCTCGGATGGTGGGCTCGGGAACACGGGCCTGCGGCTGCTGGGCTACCCGGTCAACGAACTGTCGACGATGTCGGCGACGGTCGTGAACGCGACGAAGATCATGCTGCTCGGTGACTTCTCGTACTTCAAGATCATCGACCGGGTCGGCATGACGGTCGAGCTCGTGCCGCATCTGTTCGGTGCCACGAACCGCTTCCCGGTCGGCCAGCGCGGTTTCTACGCGTACTGGCGGAACGGGTCGAAGGTCGTCGATCCGGTCGCGTTCCGCGCGCTCACCGGTACGACCTGATCTAACCTCGACTTGCCCGGCCGGGGACTCAAAGTCCCCGGCCGGGCAATGTCACGAGTGCGAGGAGCAGTAGATGGCAACGACCGCAGCCGTCCGGTCAGTTCCGTTCTTCGCCGATGGTGGCGGCGGGAGCGTGCAGCTCTCAAACGCCCAAACCGGCAACGGGGACAGCACCAACATTGCGTTCCGTGGGCTGACCTCCGAGGGCGGGGCCGTGGTCATCACGTCCACGGTTGGAGCGACCCCGACGGTGACCGTGAATATCCAAGGCTCGGTGGATGGCACGACGTGGTTCAACGTCCCTTATTCGCTCGTCGCGACGCCGCGCACGTTCGTGCTCAGCGCGATCACGATCACGACGGCGACGACCACCACGTATCTGCTGCAGGAACTCGTCTTCTGGCGCTACCTGAAGCTCGCCTATTCGGCGAACACGAACGTGACTCTCACCACGACCGCCTACCTGTAGGGAGATCATTCGAATGCCCGCACGAAAGAAGGTCGAGCGCTACCGCGCAAAGCACGCGTTCGGCGTCATGTACGAGGGCGAGCACATCACGATCCCGGAGGGCGAGATCGTCCGGGCCGGTCACCCGCTGCTCAAGGGCCGCGATGAGCATTTCGAGCCGGTCGAGTCGTTCGGCCGGTTTGACGTGGATGTCGAACAAGCGACCGCTGCACCTGGAGAAAAGCGCGGCGAGTAACGCATGAAGTGGTTACTGCCGTTGCTTGCAGCAGCGTTCATCGTTGTCGGTTCAGCGCAGGCGCATCATCGCCCCTGCCATAAAGACTCGCCGTGTCCAACCCCGACACCTACCGCGACGGCGACCCCCACACCAACTGCTACGCCTACGCCTACCCCCGAACCGTCCGGATGTGACCGGTACGTCGGACCAAACGGCTCGGATTCGAGCGCGGGGATTAGCGAGTCGGCGCCGACCACGCTACGGAGCGATGCGCACATACGCCGTCCCAGGCGATGACGTGTGCGTCGCGGCCGGCACCTACAACCTCGCGGCGAAAATCTACGTCACGCGCTCGGGCGCCGAAGGCGGTTGGGTCACCTATCGGGAGTACAACGGCGACGCGACCGTCAACTACGCGGGCCCGACCGCGTCCGGTGGCATCTTCCAGATCAATGAGGGACAGCCGTGGGCTGGCGCGCACCACGTAGAAATCCGTGACCTGACGTTCGACGGCAACAACGCGATCGGCTGGTGCGCGGGCGGCGCCAAGGGCTCACACCACATCACGTTCCGCAACAATGTCTGCCAGGAGGCCGGGGCGACCGGGTTCGCCTGTAACGCGGTCGACTACTGCACT